TAGGGATTCTTCGAATAGAGAGTCTGCAATTTGAGAAATAGGATCAGATGCCCTAATTAAGAAAGAACAAGCCAGCAAGGCTGTAGTTCTGACAAGGATATAATCATAGTTGCCATCCTTGTCCTTAAATTGTTTTCTGGGTAGCCTACCGTCCAACCTAGAATCAAGGTATTTTTCAGCATTAGAGATATATCGTGTTTTAAGAGTTGCCCAATCATCTCCAGACTCCATTAGCATATCGTTAGGATTGGTAGCACTATTATAATAATAAACAGCATCCAGCGTGGATTCATAATACCACTCACCATTAACATTTACTTCACCGCTGTTAGCCTCTGCATCCCCCAAGTCTTGTCCATTAGCAAAAAGCTGTGTGATAAGACCGCTATTATCTGCCCTGTATAGACTTCCACTATGGACTACCCAGCCATATATAGCGGTTTTCGTATCAAACTCATCTATCGATGGGAAAATATCTTTTAAATCTCTATTTGTGCAATATGCCATGATAACCCTAATTTAATATTAAATGCATCCCTATGCAATAGGAAATTGTTAAGCCTTAACAATTTTAGTCCCTTATTTCCACATGAACAAGATCGTCAAAATTGTTATCTTTGATTTCACCATCCGAGTCCCAATCACCGCCCCATCTGATATCTACACCAAGTTGTTTGCCAATACCCCGTATCATACCACCCATGTAGTGAAATCTCTCACGATCTTCCCAATCAATTGGATAAGGAGCTAAATCGACAGCCTTTCCTTCCATATGTTTTGAATATTTAACCTTTGTTGCTCCTTTTTTTAGGAGTTCAGCCTGTCGTTCTTCACTACGCAAACCTTCAATGATAGAAACATCCATAATTTTGATAAGCTCATTGCAAACATTAACAAGTTTTGTATTAACGCCTTTTAGTCTTTCCCGACTTCTTTTTCCGAACCTTGGCATTTGATTTTCCTTTTTTTGAGGGTCTACCCTTTTTAGAGCCGTAAGTACCCTTACCATACGGCATCTTAAAATAAACCCCATTTAGCTTTAAGGACTGCTTTACCTACATCAATTACTTCTTTCATCACGGCATCTTTCTCAGCTTTGGTAAGTTTGCCATCTTTATAGCCGTCTTCTAATTTTTTCATGACATCACCAAACTCTTTGACTATGTTCTTATATTTGGTAGCTACAAGAGTAGCAATACCAGCTACAATAACACCACCCATATAAAAAGCATTTGTCCAACTAACCCATTCACTCATTTTATTTCCTTATTTACTTGTTTGAAAAATTGGTTCTAATAGTTGCTTAATATCAGATAATTGAGACTGAATAAATTCAAATTTAACTTCCACCAATTCCCTATCTACTTTTCGTTCTAATTGTCTTTCTATGTTAGAAATACGATTTTGACTAGACCCCCAAAGAACAGCTAATGCCATCAATGTTATAATAATAGTCCATACATTGCCCACTGAGAAATTCCCATTTAATCTCATTTCCCATTTATCCTTCCCGACATATAACTTATCTTCTCTGAAGTATCAGAAAGCTCTCGCAATACATCTTCATGTCGCCTATCTCTTACCTCATCAGATTTGTTCCAACGATCAATAAGTTTAATTATCATACCTTCCATATTTTCAAGTGTCTCACTCTGACCTTTATTTTCAACACGCAAATCTTCAATGGATTCCTGTTGCTTAGAACTCTTCTGGCTTAAAGAAACCACCAAATAAACAAACATAGCCCCGACTACACCTATCATCCCAGCTTCGCTGTATATCCTTAAAAAGTTTATCATTTTTTTATCATTCGTTTTTCAAGAGAAACATTTAGTAAGCAAACAGATTGATATTCCCCATCATCAGTACATACTTCTGTATCTGACCATTCTAAAACATCTCCCGTCTTCCATCCATGTTTTTTTATCAGAGTCTTAGGTAGCTGTAAAATAACATTACCATTCTTCTCAACTGCTTTTAAGAACGAAATATGCTCCCCTAACTGGTCAGGCACTATACGTTTTTTTGTAATATCTACTATTTCTCTCACAATAAGACTTGATCCTGTCAAGTATTTCACTAAAAGACATCGCTTTTACTTTTTCTTTTTCTTTCGCCAGCTTAGTGGGTTTAGATTTAATTCTTTTTTGTACCATTCTAGGTCTTGCTCCATCTTAGCGTATCTTACTTCTTCATCCTCTATATGTTTAGAAACCAGTTCACCGATTTGGGTGTCCGAAGTAGCCATTCCTTCTTCAAGGGTTTCAATACGAGCGATAATATTCCAGTAACCGTAAACCAGCATCCCACACAAAACCAGAATCTGTCCCAACCATTTAAGGTTGAAACTGAAAACCATGTTATCATCCACGAGAGTTCCCCGATAGCTTCTGGCTGTAGCTGGTTTATCATTTATGCTGTTGTTAGCCATGCCATTAAATAGAACACTAGAGATATGAAAACTAAAACTCCTATCCAGAAATGAAATTCTTTACTATCATTCATTATGAAAAACAGTTATTTTGTATGAAAAATAGTTACTAATCATCTTTAATCCATATATTTCTTTTATACATTTCTGACCATTCACTATGACCACAACAATCTTTTGTCTTAAATTGGTGCAACCAAAATACTAAATCATCTGTAAATGGTTTCTTTACATATAACCACTCACCATTTATACCTTTAACAGTACACCCTTTTATTCGTTCACTTATGTATGAAAAAAGATTACTCATTACTCCATTATTTGATTTCCCAGCCAGCTATTGACCACCCTGAACCACATCCTGTTGCTAATGTCACTATACAAAGTATTGCGACTAAGAAAATTAACCATACTGACAGCACGGCAAATTCATTCTTCGACATAAATATATACAACCTTTATATTGTATGATGTCGAAATATTATCTTCATTCATATTACTATCCATATAGCTATTGCGGTTTCTACAAAAAGGTCAGACGCAGTATTCCATGCCCAGCGTGATTTACCGCCATAAATCTCATAATCCTCAACAAACCACTCGTAGACTTCCCAAGCAACGCCAATCATTACTACCCATAGTACAGCCCATAAATCTGATGCACCAAGCCACTGAGCTACCTTGCATATGAAAGCACCTGCGGCTAGATGATAGGAAGTCCAATGGTCAAGCTGACCAGTGGATAACTGCCACTGTACAAATCTATTCTTTAAACTCATCTAGCAACTACCTTATTCTCAACTAATTTATGTTTCACTATATCTATTCTGCCATTTCCTCCAGAATGCTTTTTTTCACATTCGCCTACAAATTCTTCTTCAGCAGTAACAAAGGAGTCGGTGCGCTTTATAATCGAGCCATCTACCCAGACAAAATAATCCTTAGCGGCACTTGGATATACTATGGAGGAGGTCGTGCCATCAGCCAGTAGGATTGTTTTTTTCATGCCCGGTTTTGTGTTCTTATGTAGAACAATATCATGCCCTTGTGCGCACCGTCTCACTATCATTTATGCCTCAGCTTCCACCAATTCGGCTTCTTCTTCAGGCTCTTTTAGAGACTCTCGGAGCATATTAACGAATGCTTCCTTGCCTACGTCCAACTGCTGTTTCACAAAAGCATTTGTATTCAGCTTATTCTGCATATCATTAATATGATTAAGAATCTGTTTTGATTCATCCGACATCTCTTCTATGACATATTCATTGCCATCAAAGTTTAACATCGGCTGTTCTTTTTCTTTTTTAGCCATTGCTATTCTCCTGTTTTGTTAAATTATTCTGCCGCTTGCTTTTCAGCATAAGCCGCTTTTACTTCATCCGTCCATAATGCAGATGCCATACCTTTAATTTCATCTGATTCGCCAGATACATCAGCATCGGGTGTTAATACACGCCTGTGATATGAGAACGATAATTCTTCACCATCCTCCACAATAGCAGTTCTCCGCCGTTCATTAATCTGTTTATACTCACCACGAACTTCATAATCGTAAGTGATTTTCTTTTCTAATGCCATAATCGGCTCCTTTGTTTTTTATTCGTTTCCAACCGCATATCCTTACAGTATTGAATTATTAAGTCTGGTAAAAACCTTGAACCATTATATACAATGTACTACCTGCTATCCACTGGGCAACTCCAGAACTATTTAGGTCGAGAAAGTATCCCGTAGTGCCACCTGGGGCAATGTATCCGCCTTTAGTAGACCCATCTACAGCAGTGTTATGTAAAACAGTGAAATGGCTATATTGCGCCGTTGCATTCCCCGTTGCAAAAGGCAAACCAGTAAGCGTTGCCTCCCCACTGATAGATGCTAATGTCATTGCACCAGAGTACCATGAAAAATAGACCATGTTGCCAATTTTAGTATAATACCCTGTTGTGTTGGCTATCGAGGAAACGGTTATTCCACCCTGTCCCATCGTAAACGTGCCTTCCTCATAATCATCCAGAACAT